AGTAAGCTACTGTGAAAGTGTTAGCAGTTGTATCTACTGCAGTGATAACCGCTTTGTCAGAAGCTGAACCAGCGTTTGCAGATAAGAATACAGTTTGGTTAACACGGAAGTTAACAGTTACATCTGCATCTTCAACAGTCCACACAGCTGTATCTTGTCCTGCAGCAGCTGCTGAAGTACAGTTTACATACTTAGTGTGTAAACGACCTTGCTCTGCCCATTTGATTAAGTCAGAGTTAGAAGGTAATTCTGCACCTACCATACGTAAGAAAGATGCAATAGAACGATTACCATAACGCTCGAATTCTGCCTCGTAAGTATCAGGAAGATACTGGTTTAAGAAATCGAAGTTAGTAATGTAGTTTGTAGGCAATGTTGCCTTTACCGCTGAGGGCTCTAATTGAAAGCCCGGGGTAGCTTGAACTGATCCAGCCATTGTTTTGTTTTTTTGGTTTTAGTTTTTTAAAGATTTAATCTTAAGTCTGTTACCATGGTCACTATCCAATGCTGTTACTTTAAACCCACCTTTGTCGATATTTTGTGGAGCATTTCTAACGCTCATATCAATGTTCTTGCTTTGACGAACTGAGTCATCAATTGCATCTGCTTTGCCCATATCATAAAAGAATTTGGCCATTGCATCAGGGTTCATTGCCGCAGCAACTGTTTTGTGATACTGTTTAGCATCCTTAATGTATCCATTTTCATCAACAAAATTATTGAAGAATTTGGAAATGTCTGTTTGTTGAGCTTTCAGCTGCTCTGGAGTATTTGGTTTATAAGATATTTCCTTATCTCCAACTTTGAAATCAAAACCTTTGAATTCATCAGAGAATAATTCATTTGTCTTATTCATAAAATACTCCGACTTTTTGGAAGCCTCTTGCTGAAAAGTAGCAGTTTGGTCCACATATTGCTTGTAGGTATCGTAAGCCACTTTGTATTCCTCGGGAATTGAAGTCTCCATCCTCGACTCAAGGGGAGCTTTATATTTTTCCTTTTGTTCTTCAAAGTACTTTGACGCCTTGCCAAGTTCTTTTTTTAATGCTAACTTTTTACGCTTAATATCTTTCTCTTCGTCCATGTCTTCATCATATCCGAATTTTGATTCATATTCGAATGCGATATCCTCATCGTCGAAATCAGGATTGATCTCACGCATATAGTCAGCTAGAAGTCTTTCTGGATTAACCTTAGAGTAATCTTGGTTAACACGATAGAAGTCTTCTAAACCACGCCCTGTCTCCTTCTTAAATTTTAAGAAAGCATTTACATCCTCAGGAAGCAATTCCTGTTGTGGTTGTGGCTTTTCTACAAATAGTTCATCTAAAGAGTTTACCTCCTTATTGAACTTTGTTTTCAAATATGAAAGAACGTCATTATCACCAAATTGCGGTGACTCTACTATTGGCTCATCTGTAGGTGTTTCCACAACAGTCTCTACAGGTTCAGCCATCTTTTGTTCGTGCTCATCAAGCAACTTTTGCTCGATTTCTTGCACAGACTTTTCTTCAAAGTCTACAAGTTTTACTTGAATATTATCCATTTAATTTAATTTAGTTGCACAAAAGTAATAATAAAAATTATCTTGGGTTAAATTGCTCCAAGTCAAAGCCATCTAGAGAGTCCTCTTCTGACTCAAAATTCATGGCAGGCAAGTCTTTTTGACGTTGTTCAATCAACTTGGATTGTTGAGTAGCTTGGATTTTTGTGCGTTCATCCTTTGCCTTCTCTTTATCCATATCTAACTGCTTGACCTTCTCGACTTCCATGCCTTTTAATTGCATATTGTATTCAAATTCACGCTGCATTAATTGTTCTTTAATCTGAGCTTCTGCTTGCATTCTTCTAATGTCTGATTGTTCTTGAGCCTGAATAATCATTGACTTAGCTTGAGCTTCCGCTTGAACTTTTTGTAATGCAGATTGAGCAGCTGCTTGAGAAGATTGGATATTGCCCTGAGTTTGCATTTGAATCTTAGCTTGCTCATTCTCCATATCTTTCTTACCCTTGTCCTTACGCTTCATTTTAAGTAACTCATTAGCTAACTTAAGATTCTTCATCTGGCGAATATCAATAGCGTCTTCAAGCGAAATCTGATCACGTTGAAGTGCCATCTGAATATTCGACTCTAATTGAGCTTTCTCTTCTTCATCTGGAGCAACCTCAATAAAGATACCAAAGTCGTGTAAGTATAAATCTTTGATTTCCTCCAACATGCCGACAGCATATTTACCAATCTGCATTATGAACTCTTCTTTGAAATCAGAGTATTCTAATATATCAGCAACACGAAGTGATAACGCTTCAGATAATCTACGAGTAATAAATAAACTTCCTTCTAAGATGTGACGAGTTGCTGTATTTGAGTTTAACGCAGCAAGTTTTTGAACACCGACTAACGCATCTGGACTAGGAGTAGATGCATCACGAGCCTCATTCAATCCTGTTACATCACGGATCATGCTTAGGTATTGATTGTATGCATTGATTAATGCAGTAATCTTACCTTGGCCACTATTAGTATTAAGTTCTTGAATTGGAATACGACCGTGGTTAATATCGCCATCTGTTGTCATACTACGTCCAATAACACTACCCGTTTGGAAATACAAACGAAGAGCATCTTCTGGATTATAAGAACCACCTGTGCCCAAGTCAACCTCATTGATACCATCAGCATCGATGAACACGCCATCTGGCACAACACGCTGTAGAACTTGTTGTAATTTAAGGTGCGTCATTTGAATTAAGTCAGCAAAAGGAATCATACGACGAGTCAATGACTCAACAATTCCTTTGTACATTCTTGGTGCTACAGCTATGTAGTTTGGTAACGCATACTGAGAAGCAGACTTAGGGCGAACCATATTGCGAGCAAGCTCCCACTTAAGTAAATAAGGAGATCCAGGTACCATAATACCTTCGTACCAAACATCAATTCTCTTCTCAATTCTTTCGAATCTTTCTTCAGTTCCTTCAGGAGGGTTGAAACTTTCATCTTTTTGGATTACACGAACGCCATTGTTCTCAAGATATTTCTTCTTATAAACAAATGTCTTATCGGTTTTATAATTAAAATACAATAATGTAACTACATCTCTGTTAAAGATATCGCTACGGTAAGGACGCATAATCCCATAATAATTGTACCACGCTGTTCCTAATTGTTGAATCTCTGCCAATTCCTCTTTTGTAATGTCTGGCTTAATCTTAATTAGTTCAGTAATTGGTACTTGCTTTACTTCTCCCCAATAGAAACAATCGTCAAATGTTGGAGATTCAGTGTAACTATAAACAATGTTAGCGGGGTCAACATACTCAACACGAACTCCTGTTCCGGGAACAAATGAGTGCTTTACTACTCCGATACCGATTGTTGTGATGTCGTAGTCAACCCTTTTACGAACGTCTTGATAATGATTTAAATCTAAGATAGTATTAATTGCTTCCTCTTCAGCAATCTCAATTGCAGGCTTATAATTAAGCTGCATGTATAATGATAACTCTTGGTCATTCTCTGGCAAATCTTCTTCAGGAACATTGAATGCATCAATACCTGTTTCTTGTTTTGCTTGAGATAAGAAGTCTTTGGCAATCATATCTGCCTCAACCATCTCCTGAAACTTAGATCGTTTGTTAGATGACATTGCATCTTGAGCATACGCCTTAACCTCAAATAAGCGGTCGTGCATACCGTTAACGACGATGTCAACAAACTTAGGAATGATTGGTACAGGAGTCCAATCTAAGTTAATGTGCGACATATCGCCATCAACTTCTAATTGGCTTTTATATTTAGCTACTGGTTGTTCACCTCTAGCGTATAATCTAATACGGTGGAAATCGATCCATTGTGAATAGTATCGGCAACTGTTGCCTGTCTTTGCAAACCATTCATATGAAATGCTTTGCCCAATTCTTAAGCCATACTCCCATGATGCCTTTTCCTGATCAGTCGCTAACTGCGAAGGGAATTGGGTATCTGGCATTAATATTCCAAGAGGTTTGTTCATATCTTGTTAATTCTACTGAAGGAACCAGTGTTATCGTAAGTTGCAAATTTAATGCTTATTTTTGACTCTTTTTTCTCAGGCAAATATACGTGCTTTTGATTTGCCATAATAGCATATCCTGAACTAATTGACGCATCAAATTTAGTTCTGTCGTTTACGTCGAATCTAGCCCAGTCTTGAAGTGTTTTATTGAACGGCATATCACCTATTTCATCAGGTTGACGATAGTTGCCCTCCATATCTAATCCCACAAAACGCTCTATGTATGTCTCTATTGCTGTGGCGTGTGCTTGTTTGATGTCTTCACTTGATGATGGTATACCACCAATCTCTCTTTCTGTGAATGATAGTTTGTGTAAGTGCTTATCGGGACGATTCATTGAGAACCCACGGTAGCCTCTGTTCTTGAAGTGATACAGCAAACGTGCTTTATTGTTCTCACAAAGAATAGGCATACCATAGAACACGCAAGCCATCAACACCTCCTCAAAGAATATCTCTGCAGTCTGTGGACGAGCAATGTATTCTAAAAAGAATTGGTTAGATGGTGCACCTGTCATATTAAACTTAGTTAACCCGTGTAGCGAACCATTTGATCCACCAAAAGTTGCACCTGAGATATCATAGGGGTCACATCCAAACGCACCGATATGCTCGTTACCCGGATACCTATTCCCGTTCTTAGTGATATAATTGTTATTAACACCTGGGCCAGGTATCCAAGATACTAGGAACCGACCATTCTTATCGGGAGTCCAAATCACTTTGGTGTCCTTCTCTCCATTAGCCCAGTGAAAGTACCCACGTGTTACTACATGATCTTGGACTAAGCTATCATTATAGTCTATCTGCTGATAGATTTTAGTCAAGTTAAATAGAGACGACTTAGTCTCATCACGGAAAGCGTGTGATTCTGTTCTAGGGAACTGACGATAGAATTCATTTAGTGCATCAGGGTTAGCCTTTAGTGATGACACCTCATTATTCCAATACTCAATTACGCCTTGTGTTATCCAAGTACCCTCTGCTGAGCGTACAGGTTTCTCCGGCGTTTCTAATACTGCATGACCGTACTCGTCAATATATCCCTCAAAGTTATACTCCATTGGAATAAAGAGCGAATATAGACCCGAAATAGTCTGGCCATTCTGGTTTCTTTTCTTGACATTCGAGTCATAATAAATACGTTTATAGTTTTCTCCTCCTTTATCTAGTGCATTGGATGTTGATCCCATCATACACTTACCGATGATCCTAGCACCCAAACGAAGACAAGTTTTTCTGACACGCCAACCGTTCTCTATATTCATAGGACGCTCTAGCTTAGCAGCTTCATCCTCAACCAAATATAATAATTTTTCTCCATCATAGGAGTTGTCTGCTGTGTTACGCCAGTCAATAGTTGTATCCAATCCATCAATCTCTTCTTCGTTCTCCTCGTGCATATTCTTACGAGTAATCTTAGAAGCTGGTACACGGAAGGCAAGCTCCGTCTTTGGAGTTGTCATACCATCACGCACTGGTTGAAAAAAGAATGGATAGTTATTTGCAATTGGAACGACCTTATCAGTAAACATCTTCTTGGCATCGGGACCTGTCTTGGATGTTAAACCTATACGAGCATCCTTAGCTAAAGTTGCAATATTTACAGCTTCTGATGATGCCATAAATGAGAATCCTGAACGACGGTTCTTAAGGTAGCACATGCCAAAGCATCTGCTATCAGCCTTGCACGCTTCCCAAAATATAAAGAATATCCTGTTTGACTCACGGAAGTCGGGATGACCTACGTCAGTCTTTGACCACTGCAGATACATATAATGTGCACCTGTGATGTAAGTCTTCTCGCTATTGTTAATAAACCAATAGCCTAACTCTCGTCTGTCAAACTCTTTCTCGATATAGTCTACCCATTGAGACTTAAATGAATTGTCACGACGATTCCAATCAAAGATGGTCTTGATTCTTGACAACTCTTTTGGTAGTTCATTAGCCTTCCACTTATTGCCATCATAGTCAACCTTATCAGGAGCTAGTGGCAGAGCAACTCTTAGTCCACTGATATTGTATACTTCTCCAATCGTGCCATCTTTAGACACAACCACAAAGTCATACTCAGGATCCCATCCATATACCCAATCCTTCTTTGCATTTCTCTTTGCAAGAATCTTCTCAGGAACATTAGAATCTTCAATATAGAATAGACTCATTTACCTTTTGCTCTTTGTTCTGCAAACCCACGGTTCGTAGGTGCAGAGTTTCCAACCACTCCCTCAATAATATTATTCTCCTCCTCGACTCTTTTAAGAATCTCAAAGGCATCCATGATAGCAAGTTTCTTTGCTGCTGCAGCGTTCTTTAGTTTGTCTGCAGACAAGTCATCCTCCATATGGGTGACAATCTTCTCCTCAGCAACTTTAATCAACTCTTCAACGGCTTTATACCCAGAGTCAATGATGCGTTTTTTTAACTCGGTTATTTTATTCATCTAATTTAATTGTTAGATTCTTGGTATACATGCGGTATACTTTCTCACCATCAATATAGAATGGATACTCGCTCTCAGGCTCAAACGTGACCGTGTCGCCCTCTTTTAATCCAAGTACTAATACTTCTTCATTTGGGTACTTTATCGTGCCTACAAGAGGCTTCTCCGCGTCCGAGGTAAGTATGCTTGTGCTATTATTCTCCACAGGAGAAATAAACACGTAGCGACCAATACCAATCCAATCAGCACCAGGCTTCTTGTATGCATACGGATCATCAATAAAGTACAAGTCATCTCGGAAGTAATTCCAAGCAGACTTCTCTCTACCACGCATATCGTAATACAACCTAAAAGTATTGTGGTGCACAATGACTGTATCACCTGGTTCAACAGGACCCTCGTATCCAATAGGCGTAGAAATAACAACAGCCTCACGCATTGTGGCTAGGTGGTCTTCTTTCGATGTAGAAATAATGAGCTCGCCCCTCGTGTTGTCATATCTCTTGCCATCACGGGGTTGCACTATAAAGTAAAATGGGGACTTCATATTAGAAATCTATATTATATTCAATTAAGAATGGCATGTTGCCATTAATCTTTTTCCATAAGACCACTTCATCGTTAGACTCAATGAAGATTTCAATATCTCCTGCTTCGGTCTGACGAATCAAATGAATCTTATAATTACCCTGCAGTACTACTTGATTATGCATATAGTTCATTGCATTCTTATAGTCTGCGCCAACTGATATTTTACGAATTACCATCTCTCTTTTTGATTTCTCCTGTAGCAAAATCAATCGTAATCTCCCCATACTTTGTATGTAATTCTTGTTTAATACAATTGTGCTGAACACTTGCGGTATCTAACTGTGCTAGGACTGATTGTTTTTCTATGTTGGAATTATAAATTGCAATCTCAGCATCTGCTAAAGCATTGCGAAGATTTCTGATTTCTGTATGAGTTGAGCGGAAACGCTCTAACTCTTCTTGTGTTAATTTATCCATTGTATTATATTTTTTTGTAAAAGTACTAATTATATTTTAATTTTAGCATATGAAGCTACTATACTTAATTCCACATTGTTCGACTGGAGGAATGCCCGGGTTTGTTTTAAAGAGTGTTCAAACTCTTTACAAGACATTTGAGATTGAGGTAGTAGAATATCAATGTCATAGCTTAGACTATGTCGTGCAACGAAATGCAATCAAGGAGCTAGTTCCGTTTCATACTTTGCACGAGGACAAGATGGAGTTATTCAACATCATCGCAAAATTCAATCCTGATATTGTTCACATTCACGAGCCATCTGAGCGATTTAATCGTGATATGATTTCTGAGTTATATCGGGAAGACCGAAACTATCGAATTGTGGAGACGTGCCATGACGTGTCATTTAAACACGACACAGAAAAGATATTTCATCCTGATGCATACTACTTCTGCACACCATATCACTTAGAAACATTCGTTTCATCGCCATCTTACAAAGAAGTGATTGAGTTTCCGATTGATGACAGGACTAGTGAGACGTATGAGAATCCTTTTTATAAAAATAAAATAAACATAGTCAACGTAGGTCTTTGGACTCCTGGTAAGAATCAAGCTGAAGGGATTGAGATAGCTAGAAAGTATCCTGAGATGGACTTTCATTTTATCGGAAACCAAGCTATAAATTTCAAGCATTACTGGGAGCCATTAATGAAGGATTTGCCATCTAATGTTCACGTGTGGTTGGAGAGAAATGATGCACATAGGTTCATTAAGATGGCAGATATCTTTATGTTCAATTCTACGTGGGAGTGTAACCCACTAGTATTACGTGAAGCGATATCTTTTGGTAAGCCAATTGTAGCTCACAACTTGCCACAATATGGCTCAATGTTTGATAAGTACATTCAACCTATTGACACAGATCTTAGATCCGTGAAATGTAATTACAATGTACCTACATATAACACCACAGAAATATTCACTCAGAAGCAAATCGCATTCTACAATAAAGTAATGACGCTAGACAAACAAGAACAAGATGTTAAAATCATCCAACACTTTGTTGGTCAGCCATACCTAGAGATTAAGTCAGGACTAAAAGCTGACTTTAAGGTGCAATACTTTGATGGCGATAAGTTAGTCTACGAGAATACTATCGGATCAAACTGTTGGGTCAAACTAAACAGACAGTACTATACTAAGTGGCATAGTAAAGTCTATATGGATGGTAGACTAATACATGACGACGTACTTGACCTAGAAGGTAAGCGTGTGTACATCGCTCTATCTAGTAAGTCATTAGGCGACACCATTGCTTGGGCACCGTATGCTTTAGAATTCCAAAAGAAGCACAAGTGCAAAGTGATTATGTCAACTTTTTTGAACAAAATACTTGACATGCCTGAGATAGAATTAGTGGAGCCAGGAACGGTTGTGCCTAACATATATGCTCAATATAATATAGGTTGGTTCTACGATACAAACAAAGAACCGGTATTACCAAATACTATTAAACTACAAGAGGCCGCTACAAAGATTCTTGGCCTTGAATTTGAAGAACTTAAGCCTGACTTACAATACGAATCATATGAACATATTCCTGTAAATGAATATGTGACCATTGCTACCAACTCTACATCAGGGTGCAAGTTTTGGACAAAAGAAGGATGGCAAGGTGTAATTAATTATTTAGTTAACAAAGGCTACAGGGTGATTAATGTATCTCTTGAAGAGAATGATTTTGACAACTGTATACAGATTATTAATCACGACATCTTTGATACGATGGCGTTAATTGACCACAGTGATTTCTTTATTGGACTTGGAAGTGGTGTGAGCTGGCTTGCCTGGGCTTTAGGCAAGAAGGTCGTTATGATTAACAACTTCGCTGAAGAGGATCACGAGTTTGAGTGCATTCGAATCACAAATAAGAATGTTTGCAATGGATGCTGGAATAACCGCAACTTTAAGTTTGATAAGTCTTGGGATTGGTGCCCAATCTGGAAAGACACTCCTAGACAGTTCGAATGTCAGAAATCTATTCTTGCACAAGATGTAATATCTGAGATAGAGAGTCGTGGACTGATTGATTAGATGTATTGATTGTAATTACATCTTCTCCAATTGGATAATCAAAGTCTTTAACGTGAAACTTCTCTCTACCTCTTTCTCCATCGTAGGTTAGATATATCCATTTCACATTAGGAATAAGAGTATTTAGATATGTTCTTGCTTCTATGTATGGATAGACTAGTGACATCACCACATCTAGTCCTTTGGAATCTAAATATGCAGCAATATCACTAGCTCTATTTAAGTTAGCTATACGACCTTCTTTACTATAGTCAGTATTCTCATACAGTTTCCTTAATGCATCGCCATCTAAGTGATGTACTTCAGTGTGTTTTTTTAGCTGTGCAAATTGCCTAACTAATTCACCTAGTGTAGTTTTACCTGAATGAGGTTGACCAAAGAGAACTATTATCATACAATCTTTGCTTCTACTCTTTCTCCATACTTAGTAAAAATTACATCAGCACTTGATGCCGACATATGCCACTTCATTCCTTGCCCTTCAATAAATGTGGATGATGAATAACTTGGAACATTACAAAAAACACTATTTGCTAAATGTTCTTCTCCATCTACTAATACCCTCCATTCAAACTTGCTCCTATCAGGATAGTTTGTATTAAATCTTATGTCTACTTTCATTTTGTATATCTAAACTTATCAAAGAACCACTGATAGTTATTCCAAATCCAATCTGTCACATCCTTTCCTAATAATGTCTTAGATCTAGATGGCACAGGTTGCAATTTCTTCCTGATAACGTGATCACCAAATGCACCATATACCTCATCATCTTCTTTGGTTACTTGCTCGATATTATCAAAGTCGTGCTCAAATGATGGGATATCAAGGTACTTGTATATCTTAAGCATTGTGCTTTCAGGATATAAACACAAGTCCTCAAAGCGAACAAATAGCATATTCTTATCTATACCAAGTCTATAGACTTCTGAGAGTCTTTCAATAGCCATACCAACAGGAGGACCTTGTGCCCATATATCAATACGCTTAGGAACAGTAGTACCCTGCATAGTCGACCAATTTAGTATACTATCTACTTTATCTGGATTCTTGCGATAGTTGTTCTCCATAGAAGCAAACACATCACGCAAATCTCTGACCATACAGATAATCTTTGGTTGCTCTCCTCTTACAAATTGCAAGAAGTCGTGGTGAATACTCCACCCACGAGATTTATCCATTACATATTTTTTATCAGTAATAGCGTTATAGTATGCATCCATCCCATGCTTACAGAATGCTTGAAAGCCCGTACGCATCAAATCTGCATCCTGAGCCTTAAACTCTGGAGATTCAGTATAATTGCCCCTAGCCGCAAAAATAAGTTCTAGCATTCCAGATGTAGGGGTAGCATAGATGTCAGGATTCTGTGCTAGGATGTTTTGTAGTAACGTAGAACCTGACCTAGGTAAAGATGATTGATAAAATATTTGTTGCATTAGATTGATTTTATAACTTGATCCACAGAGAACATTTCTGTTTCTGAGTTGTAGGGAAACTCTATTGGTTCACCAGAAATGTTATACTTATTTAAGTATGAGTTACGTAGTTCGGGTATGATTGTCTCAGGATTTGCTTGAATGTTTGTATGCATCTCGTATCCAAATACATTAGGCTTGTTGCATATCCAAAGCACAGTAGATGGTTTATTAAGTGCAGCAGCAGCGTGCTGACCAAAACTATCCATTAATAAACGCTTATCACTTAATTGAATAAGCACCAATAATCCTCTGAAGTTATCTGATACACCAAATGTGCCATCATATTGAGGTTGGTCATCTCTTCTGATGTGTACAATGTTATAGTCGTCTTTAAACTTATAGACTACATTCTCTACCAAGTAACTAGGGATGTCCCTAGCCCAAGAATACTTTAAGTCAGATTGAGAACCACCATTGGTTTGCATAAGCAACATTGGCTTATCAGATGAATATTTAGCTGAGTAGAAATCAATCTCTCTTTTTGTTAAGAATAACTCGCCAACTGTTTTGATAATAGGCAAATCATACAACCTACACCACGTCTCAATTAAATGCTCTTCACTCTTAATGTGTTTAGCTTCTAAATATGGATCGTGAGCAAATATAAGTACCTCTTCCTTCTCGATATATTCTTGATAGAAGTATTGCTGTTGACCAAATGCATATGCACGGTCTACATTAGGATTACCAAGAAATACTTCGGGATATCCTGATACAACAATAAGTTTGTCGTTAGGATACTTAGACTTAATAGAAGCACAAATAGCAGTACCAACAATCACCTTGCCAATACCGCCATTAATTTGAAAGATGATATTCATAGAATATATTTAATTGTATTGTACAAACTTAAATATATTCTACGATATAATCAAATATTAAAAGTTGTCTGACTGAACAGTAAGTGTCTCAACAACAGTTGTTCCAACAATACCAGCAATCTCATTTAAAATAACTGAATCATCAATACCCCAAGAAGTTAATTGGTCTCCCGACAAAGTTACTGACGTATTGAATAATCCTTGAAATGAAGGAAGTGTTCCCTCGGGAGCACCTTCAGTAGCTGGCACTAAAATACCATAAGTCACTTGAAAGTTTACTGTTGTTGCACCCAAAGCATATGGGCGAGCAATTGCTGCCATGTATGCTGCTTCAGTTGTCACTGGAGCAAAAGGATTTGATTCTGTTACGATTTGTGCCGCTGGGCTAATTTCTGCTATTAACATTTTTATAATTGTTTAACGTGATTTAAAATTACTAATAATTAAGGACAATAGGTAGACCCTGCTACAATTTGTATTGATCCATTGTATCCTGCTGGTAATGTAGTTTGATAAATTCCATTATAATAATAGAACACAGGACTGATACCAGGAAGCACATATCTCTGTCCAAGTCCTAATACAGGAAGAATTTTTGTCCACGCTTGAGGACCACCTGAACAATGATTTAGTTGATAGTACGTATATACTGTAGGCACCAACTCACCCTTAACAACTAATTGATTATTAGCTGTGCCTGATAAAGGAGCTGCTTGAACATCAACTGTAGTTATTGCTCCAAGTTTAGTTATCTCCCTATTGCTAGGTACCCCAGGAGGAGGTATTAATCCAATCTGTATAAACACATTGTTACTTACCGCATCCTGAAGATTTGCCCAACTTACCGCCTGATTACTTGCTATTCCTGCCCAAGACATTATGCTTCGTATTTTTTAATTATAGCTTCTAATTTAGATATTCTTTCTTCTAGTGCCATCATTTTATATATATGCACTTGATGATAATCTACATTTAACTTACCTCTTTCATCTGTTCTAATAGCATCAGGAAGTGTTTCTTGTACATTTTGTGCTGAATATCCAATAGTTATTCGACTATCATCTCCCTCTTTCCAATTAAAGTAAATAGGGTTGATATTGTCAAATGAGTTTACTTTACAATGGATATCTTTTAATGTTTCATCTGAAGATTCAAAATAAGCCGCTGCCCACATACAAGCTGTTGCACAGAAGTTATTCCAATAGAAAGTATTTGAACAAGATCCTGTTATATTATTACCGCCACCCCCAGAACAGTTACCTGAGATTGCATTAGCATAACCACCTATGATAGCACTTCTTACTCCTGAAGCTACATTACAATCGCCTCCACCTACATAAGAAAGGTATCCTGATGCTGTGTTAGCAAGTCCTCCACCTACAGTAGCCCATGTGTTGCAAGATGTATTAACATATCCTCCTCCTACTGTTGAGTAAGGAGAATAAGCACAATTGCCTACTCCTCCTGCTATAGTAGAGCAATTACCAGACGCTGTATTATTTTGCCCTCCTCCTGCAGAAGAATGTGCTCCTGTAGCTTTTACAGATTGTCCACCAACTACTGATGCATGACAAGCTGTAGCACAGTTAAATAACCCACTTCCTACAAATGCTCTTGTACCAACAGCCTGATTAAGCTCTCCACCAACTACTACTGAATAAGCACTACCAGAAACATTAGAACAACCACCACCAATAAAAGCACAGTTGCCATTAGCTGTATTAGCTCTACCTCCTGCTACTGTAGAATAACTAGCTGAAGCAGTATTACTACCACCACCACCAACACGAGATTGAAAACCTGAAGCAGTATTACTAGTGCCACCTCCTACAGATGATCTTGATCCTTGAGCATTATTTTGATAACCTCCTGAAACTGTAGAAGCATAACCACAAGCCACATTTGCAAACCCACCAATTGATGTTGCGTAAATTGCAGAAGCTGTATTTTGTCTACCACCTGCAATTGAAGATGCTTGAGCTGAAGCATTATTAGCACAACCACCACCAATAAACGACATATACCCTGTAGCACATGCATGGTATCCACCACTAGCTGTTGCATAACCAGCTGTTGCATAGTTACCACAACCTCCACCAACAAAAGAACACGCTCCTGTTGCTAAATTTTGAAACCCTCCACCAATAGTAGAAAACTTGCCAGCTGTACAAACCGTAGGAGCTGTTGTAAATGCACCACTAACATCATTCCATACACCACCTGTTGTGTTACCTCCAACACCACCAGCAATTACAGAACCATATGTACAGGTTCCTCCAAGTGCATTACAAATCATATTACACCCACCACCACCAATAAAAGCATAGTAACCATTTATACAGTTTCTATCACCTCCAACAATAGTCGCAGCAGGTCCTGAGTTACAGTTTTTATATCCGCTACCTATAAAAGAATAACCACTAGAAACTGTGTTATTATATCCACCACTAACAGTAGAAGCTTTTCCACTAACACTATTTGCTTTTCCTCCAGAAATAACAGAACAAGCACCTGATACACCATTTATACTACCGCCACCTATAGAAGAGTAAGCTCCAGAAGCTGTACTTGCATATCCTCCTGCAACAGTAGCATAAGTGTTTGATGCAGTATTAGAATTACCTCCTACAATAGAACTACCTCCTGTCGCACCATTATTATAACCCCCTATCACTGCAGAAAAACTTCCTGATGCAGTATTAGATTGTCCACCTGAAACAACAGAACTTGATCCTGAAGCTGAATTTGCTCTTCCACCTCCAACTGTAGATTTATATGCTGATGCTGAGTTAGAAACACCTCCACCAATAGTTGCAAAATAATTTGCACTAATACTGTTTGTTTCTCCTCCACCTATTACGTGGTTTCTTCCTGCAGTTATACTATTACAACTACCTCCACCTATAAATGAGTGATTTACAGCTGCATTATTACCTGCTCCACCTGCTACTGCAGAACCTATTCCACTAGAAGTATTAAGTTGACCTCCTCCTATAAATGAGCAAGCACCAGAAGCTGTAGAGTAATAACCACCTGTTGCAACAGCATAACAAGAAGTAGCACAGTTATATAGACCTGAACCTACAAAAGCTCTTGCTCCTGAAGCTAGATTTAATTCACCTCCTGCTACTGTAGAGTAACTATTGCTTGCGGTATTAGAACATCCACCTGATACAGTACTGCAATTACCTGAAGCTACGTTAGCACGACCACCCAATGCAGCTGAATAAGCTCCTGATGCATTATTTGCTACACCACATCTAACAGATGAACAACTTCCTGTGCCATCAATAATAACAGCAGTACTACCTACATTTATACCTGATGATCCTGATGTACCTGCAGTACCAGATGAGCCTGATGATCCATTAACTCCACTAGTACCATTAATACCTGACGTGCCTGAAATACCTGAGGTTCCATTTATTCCACTTGTTCCTGAGCTACCATTTACTCCCGATGTTCCATTAACACCTGATGTGCCACTAACGCCGCTAGTTCCTGATACACCTGATGTGCCATCAACACCTGAAGTGCCATTAACACCCGAAGTACCACTAACACCTGAAGTACCATCTACACCTGAAGTGCCCGATGACCCACTAACTCCTGATGATCCACTTGTACCATTTACCCCACTTGTTCCGTCTACCCCTGATGTTCCACTCACGCCTGATGTTCCGCTAACTCCGCTAGTACCGTCAGCTCCTGACGTGCCTGCAGTACCTGATGTGCCGTCTACTCCACTTGTACCAGCTGTTCCTGATGATCCGCTTGAACCCGATGTTCCAGAAGTTCCACTAACACCACTTGTACCTGACGCAGCAGCAATAGATGTAGTAACATATGAGTACTCACTATCTTCTGTGTACCACTCTGCAGTTTTTGCAGTGCTTACATTGTTGTTGTAATAAATCTTAACAATCATGCGGTCTGTTGCATCGATTGTCGTATGTGGGAATACAAAGTCTACTGTAGTTTCTGCAATTACACCTGTACCAAACCAAGCCAAAAGAACTACAGAAGAAGTAGCTAATGTCCCGTAAGGAGTACCTGCTGAATTAGCAAGTTGTAATGTTACATAAACCTGTATGTTGTCATTATCCTGAGGCTTTAATGTATGAAGATGAAATCTTTGTACGCCTGATGGGATAATAGTAAATCCTAATTGCTCTGTTATAAATTGCTGAACCAACACATTTTGTTGGTTACCAGCCATATTAACAGTAACAGTCTGTAATGCACCTAAAGTAGGCTCAGTAGATAATACTTTATATGGAGAAATAGATGATGATTGACTATTATTAAAATAGTAAACACGACCACCACTAACACCATCAACACCTGACGTACCACCTGTACCTGATGTACCTGTAGTTCCTGAGGTTCCTGCAGTACCACTAGTTCCTGTTGTACCGGAAGTACCACCTGTACCATCCGTACCTGAAGTAGCTGATGTACCCGAGCTTCCTGATGAGCCACTAGTTCCATCAATACCCGATGTACCATTTATTCCTGAAGTACCATCAATACCTGATGAGCCACTAGAACCCGATGTTCCCGAAGTACCTCCTGTTCCGTCCGTTCCTGATGTGCCACCTGTGCCGTCTGTACCACTTGTTCCTCCTGTACCTGATGTACCGTTAACTCCACTAGTTCCGCTAGTCCCACCTGAACCGCTAGTTCCATCTATTCCTGATGTGCCGCTAGTTCCAGTTGTACCACTTGTTCCTCCTGTACCATCTGTACCGCTTATGCCTGACGTACCATCTGTTCCGTCGATACCGTCAATACCTGATGTACCTGACGTACCACGTGTACCTGACGTACCGTCTGAACCGTTCGTTCCGCTAGTACCTGACGTGCCACCTGTGCCTGATGAACCTGATGTGCCTGTAGTTCCTGAAGATCCTGACGTACCCGTAGTTCCTGATGAGCCACTTGTACCTGTCGTACCTGATGAGCCACTTGTACCATCTATACCGCTTGACCCTGATGTTCCTGTGGTACCACTTGTACCTGATGTTCCTGTTGTACCTGATGTTCCACTTACGCCTGTGAATAAGCCGAAAGTAACAGGCTCGTCTTCGTTAACGATACCTGAGTTACCTTGTAAGAAAGTTAAATCTAATAAGTAATAGTCGCCATCCTGAACGACAGCTGTGACTCTGTATAATGCAAACTCGCTAGGGAATCCTGGACGATTAACAAGAATAATCTTGTCGTTCCAAACTTCTTCAATATATATTCCTGGCTCAGTGTTACCCATAGACAAGAAAGATACTTTAATAGTACCCTCAAGTCCGATAACATCTACTGTATCAAATGGATGGTCAATTAACTCAAAAGTCTTCGCAGGCTGAGATTCTGTTGGTGCATACATTCTGTATGACCAGTTAAAACTACCTGTATCGATAATACCTACCCGATTAAAATAATCGGCAACAGCGTTTGCTGTAAAGTTTTTGGTTATGAAGTCGTTGTTAGCGTCGGATCCAATCCATTTATCATTCCCCGTTACGTATACGTCATTCGGGTATGTTTGTATTCTTGCCATTGAGAAAGTCTTTGCTTATTATCTAGCAAAAATACGCAAATTTATCTAACTACGAGAAACTTGAAATACGCATACAGGATAATAATAGCCGACTCTATTAGAATAACCATAATAGCCCATGTTGGAACTCTGTACTTAATAACTTCTACACTTTTGCTATGAGTATTTGACTCGCTTTTACTACGATACTTATCTTCATACACGTGAGCGATTGAATCAATGTTTACTGTGGCCTCAATCTTGCCACGTACGGAGCGAATTACTACCTGTCCTTGTGGTATCTTGATCTTGCTGTAGAACGTGCTTAGAATGCCAGAAGAATCGCATGGGTTGTCTATTGTTAAAGTGTCGTGTACAGCCTGAAATATCTTTTCTGTACGTGTAGTTTTGAATGTATCTACACGTATAACTTCCTTATACTCCGTAACTGTTTTTGTTTGACGACAAGAAACTGTTATAATTAACAATAATAAGAAAAATAATTTTTTCATTACTTGTATGGAATGTATTTTGTAGACCCGTTTGATTTAATTGCTTTTAAAATTTGACCTCTTTGTTTGCCATCTGAAGAATAAGAAACATGGACCCAATCAGGTGCTACATCTGTGCCAAACTCCCAAATCATCTGATCAAATTTAATATTTGCTTTAATGTAATCAAATACCATTTTATTAGTCACGCCATTAGATGATCCATCCATATCAATATCGATAGCTTCGCCTTTACAATGCTGAGAAGTAGCAGATCCCCCAATCGCTGCATTTAATGCTTTTGATCTGTAACCGGAGCTAATGTGGATGGGTACACCAAAGTGCTTTCTAATAGGCTCAAATACATTCTCTGCTAACTTCTTAAAGTTCTCTAAATGCTCAGGTGTTGGCTCATTGCTAACTCCTTTTCTTTTTGCTGTTTCTGATCTTGTTACTTCCGAAAGGTCTAAGTGTTCTGAAATTTTCATCTTCCTGTTGATATTTTAATTAACATTACTACTGTGAACATAAATGTAATAACGCTTATGTCTTGTGCAAATCTTCCAATCTTAAGTGAACTTTGAGTTTCTCTTAACATTTGGTTTTCTTCCTCACTCAACATATATGCGTTTTTTGCGTTTTCTAATGACTTCGAGAAATCGTCTTTCTCTTTATTTAACATAATACTAAGCGAATCAGCCCGCATTTTACTTTGCTTGCTTTCTTTTTTGATATTCCTGAATATTTTGTTGATGTCAACAGATTGGTTCTGTGTCATGACCACTAACGTATCGCCATTAATTATCCTCTTTGGATATTGTGCTATCGATAAGTGGCTCAATAACATAAGACTCAATAACAATGCTATTGGCTTTAGTTTTAAGTTCTTCATTAGTTTTTATTAAATCCTCTACCTTAGTTTCTAGGTTATCAATCTTACTAACCGTCACCTCAATTTTATTTACAACAGCTTTGTCAGCTTTCTTAGCTGCACTAAAAGCGAATGTACTAGTATTTTTAGATCGTAACATTATTGCCGCAAAATCATCGTCTTTTGCTACAACATTTTTATTATCTAAGTCTGTTTCATTTTTATCTTGATCAGCAATTGCTGTTGAACAAGAATATAAAACCATGACAAGAAAAACTAGACTTCTCATTTTATTTGCCCAAGTTGCTGTAGAACCATGATTTTACTCGCACTAGCTGAGAGGAGAGAATCGGAGCGGCGTAACTGATTAGTGCACGCATCAACTTTAATTTCCATTTTGTCGATTTTGCCATTTTGTCTTTCTATTTGTTCCGTAAATGTATTTCGAACATCAATATATAAATAAGAAATCCCAGCAAGAGCAAGAAATAACGTGCCTACAACTGGGTTTTTTGCAAAGTCTTTGAATGAAATAGGTAACGCCATTAGGTCAGTATCTTAGTAGTTTTTTGTATAATTTGTTTTGCTTTAGCGTTATCAAAGAAATGTAGATAAATAAAGTACGCATCAATACAAACGGCAGTTGCTACAATACATGATACAATAAATAAAGTTGCTCTCATTATTTACCTTGACCTCTCGATTTCTTAGTGTGACTATCCTTAGGGCCACTTGTCTTTGCATGCTTGCCCTTACGCCTTACACCAAATACTATTTTCTTTGCTTCGTTATTCGCCTTCGACTTCGCCATTTGACTTATTGTTTAATGCTTTATATCCTGCAATGCCTAATGCTGCGGCCGCAAATGTCAAAAGAGAAATAAAAATAAATTCTTTAATAACTAATTCGCGACCAAGCACGCCAGTTATAACATCCACGATAGTAATAATAACAATTAAACCAATTGCTATAAATGCCGCAACTGATTGTTCGTTAATATCATTTGAGTCCTTGAAAATATCTTTTAAAGCCATTTCTTTCTTTCTTTAATAAGTTTATACAACTTAAATCCGGTATAGGCTATAGATACAGCCAATAAAGCTACACGAAGTGCAGCTTCAACAGACGTAAATGACAACATTAAAGTTGTCATATTTAGTATCCCTATTTTCAAGTCCTCCTCTGTCATATTACCAAAGAGCAACAATGTTAGTAGCTGCTGTTCCTGTAGAGAAAACTCTTAGAACACGAACCTGTAATGTTGTTCCTGCGGGCACCGCGTAGAAAGTAACTTCGTCTCCACCAATAGTTAAGACTTTCAAGTTACCAGCTCCACCAATGTAAAGGATACATCCTTCCTCATTTGTACCGCCTGAAACACTTGGAATGTTTGTTGTGTTGGATGGCGTTACTGCTGCAGCACGCCCCGACTGCATGTAATTTAAAACACCCATCTTATTTCTTCTTTTTGTTTTTCATTGCAGCTTGAGCATTCTCAGCATAGTGCTTACGTGCAGTTGCTGTCAATTTTTGATTGCTTGCTTCTTTGATATTGAACGCTGTTTTCTTAGTAACCTTTGCCATATTTATATCTTTTGAATTACAAAGTTAATTATTTTTTTTTGCCACGTGCACGACGATCACCCGGCATATCGTTCTTGTCTCCACGGTTACGACTAGCTACTTTTTCAGTAAAACGACCATTCTTGTGATGAGCTAAATCTTTGCCATCGTGGTCTGCATAAGACCCACGCTTGCGGTTCTCTCGGTTCAGCTCAATGCGTTTCTCAAGTTGCTCTGGTCGTTGATTATACTTAGCCTGATAAGCCAAGCGTTTAGCTCTAGCTTCTGGGTGAGTCTTGTAATATTCAGATGTACGTCCTGCCATTATTTCTTCTTCTTTTCTTTAGCAATAATTTTCTTTTCTTGCTTCAGCATTTCCGAAGTTGGCTTCTTTCCACTTCCGGATTTGGCACGGATATTATTCCACAAAGAGTTTTCTACTCCTAACTTATTTAGTTTCTTTTTCATACTAACAGTTCCACTTCTTAAGGGCTAATGCTTTTCTTGTTGGTTCGCCATTTGGCTTTTTCATTGGGCCAGGCATACCTGACATGCGTGCACAGAATGACTTGCGTCTAGCAGCATCTTTGCTACCCGCCTTTAATTTAGATGGAGGTGTAGTCACTGCTGTTTGCAGTTTACTACCTGGATTCTCACGTCGGTAAGACGCAACGCCTTTAGCGTTAAGACCGCCCTTCGGATCCTTACCTTCTTTTCTTGTCCAAGCTGCTGTCTTTGCCATCTTGTGGTTTATTAAATGGGAATGCTCTGTTTAGTGCGTCTCTTCTAGCAGCACAGCCGCAGTCATCACCTGCGACGGCTTTAACAGCGGCTGCAACGCCTGTTACTTTAGCAACATGCTCGACTACGTCTCCTAAGCCTTTCATCTTAGCACATTTTTCTAATCCCCTTGACAGCTTTTACTGCCTTAGCTACTTTCATTGCTTTGCCAGCTGCTGCCATCTTAGTGATGCCCATATACGTTTTAGGCATTGGACGTGTCATTGGTGTTTTTTCTTGCTTTGCCATATTATTTCTTTTTAACAATCTTAGTTGTCATTGTCATACCATTTTTTACTGGAGCCTTAAGTTGAGCTTGCTTATATGTTGCAGCTAAAGGATAGTCTTTTTGATATTGAGCTTGCTTTTCTGCTAAACGAGCTTTGTCATGCATGATTGTACCTTGTTGGATAATTCCACCGTAGCGATTAATCTTAGATGTATTATGCTCAATTTCACGAGCACGCATGTCTTGTAATTGGCCTACTCCAGATTGACCCATAGTAGCACCGCTTGAAATATCTTGTTTAGTTTGTTGGTACTGACTTTTCAGTTCGTTAGTTCTAGTTTGTAAACCACTAACCACATTTTTTAAGTCACCAATCTTAATCATCGAATCTGGATTTTGCTTTCCCATAATTTATTTATTATTATTTGACAAAGATAAGTAATTTTGTAAAAATAAAATACAATGACAATCCGAACATATATGAAGCCTAGGAAGATTAAACCTAGGACTATCAAAGTACGTGAATACAAATCAAGACCCATCGTTGTTAGACGTGAGGCTGTCGATAAAGACTTCTTAAAATATATCAAAGTTGTGCGTGCTTGGGCTCGCTATAAACACGGGTTAAGCCTAGAAGACTTCGAACTATTGTGTTATTTATACTCCGAGCACGTATTTGATGCCAATCAGTTCGATCAATACTGCCAAATCTTTGGATTTACTGAAAATAGACGCAGGGATTTAATGGAGAAGGGCTTAATTGTCCATTTTCGCAAGCCGGAACCGGGCAAACGAGCCATTTATGAGCTATCTCACCAAGCAAAGTCCATTATGCGACAAGTTTATGAGATGTTGCAAGGCGAAAAACCCATTCCAAAGCTATCTGACATCAAGCCCAAAGACAATAAACCCCATCACTTTGCCACAAGGCAATATGACAGGGTCATTGGTAGACTTAATAAAGATTTTTAATTGCTGTCTTTCCAGCTGTCAATCTTTGTATAAAATCCAATATATGTATTTTTATATTGACATTGGACTATGTATTAATAAAATTGATTAAACATTTTGCATTAGATGTTTATTAATACTTATTTTATACCCTTTCAGAATAAGATTTCATCCTGTTCTAATTGTCAAAAACTAATGCAATTTGTAGTCAGGACAGGATTCGAACCTGTATAAACCATTAGCGAACTCATTGCACTTAGGTAGGTCACACCGTTTTTCGCCACCTGACTAATATTTTACAGAACCACTACGACATCTTTCTCTGTGATGACCGTATATAGGTCCTCATTGATGCGGATGGTGTGGCCAGCTGCACGATCAAAGTAGATAAATGAGCCTGGCTTGATGCCATCTACTAAATGGCCTTGTGATACCACAGTTGCTTTCTTGTAGCGTAGCTCATTTACGTCCGATGCGGTCATAATTAACCCACCTTTTGACTTTGTCTCCTCTTCTTGAGGCACGATTAGAATATTCTTTCCGATTACTTTCATAACATTAATTATATTTTACATTTATTTACAAATTTGTAAATTTTATTTAACCTTATTATCAGAACTTGCAACTTTTTACAAGTTTCGTCAATAGTGTGCATTACTAATATACACTATTGGTTTGGATAATTATCATTTTCCTCGCCATATTGGTTTGGATTTTTAACATTTGTTAACTTATAAGTTAACATTTTTTGAAATATCCGTAGTATTACTTCTTAATTTGTAAATTATTTAATAGCTCCCTCTTGGCGTTTTAACTAAAGGCATCAATTCACACCCCAATATATCAAGTACTGTTTCTATATTTGATATGGTAGAATTTTTATCTTTGTTTTCCATATTATGTATTGTAACCCTTGATATTTTAGCTAAATCTGCCAACTCTTGTTGTGAAATATTTAATTGTTTTCGCCTATATTTAATAAATTCACTTATACAGGACATTCCATTTATTAAATTCCTCACTAAAGAAATTTTGTCATTAAGTCTAGATTCTTCTTTATCAACTTCTTTTTCAAGACCTTCTATCGCTTTGCCTTTGTACTTAATATGGTTAAACAATATACATCCAACTCTTTGATAATATTGAATCCAAAAATGTTCTTTTATAACTAATTCACTTTCTTGGCATTCTTCAATTACATCAACCAAAGGAGCCAATCCTTCTTCTCTTAATTCAAGAACCCAGTGATTTACTGATTCATTGTGCGAATAGGTTAGGTGTGATTTAGCTCTATTAATACCACTTGAACTTTTGCCTATATACCTATAGTCATCTGTCTTTGGACACCTAAGTCCATAAATTAAATATGTCTTTGTCATACTGTAAAGTTAAATATATTTTACAATATGTGCAATATATTATACTTTTATATGCCAAATGATATAATTGTTGATTTTCTCCACCACTAAGTGCAATATTATGCTCTAATGTTGGTAATGACCGTCTCCGTGGATAGCAATGTAGTAGCAACTGACACGGCGTTCTTGAGAGCTTCTTTAGTCACCTTAGTCGGGTCAATGATCCCAACGCTCATCATGTGGCAGTAAGCCCCTGTCACCACATTAATGCCGACGCCTTCTTTGATTATCTTCTCATGGTCATCATTAGAGCTTAAGTTTATGCCTGCATTCTCATGAATCTTAGCCATCGGTGCCACCATTGCTAGTCGCAATATCTGCTCACCCTTGTTGTTCTCGTCCATCTTGTCTGCGATGTCCTTAAGTGCCACGCCACCACCTGGAAGTATGCCCTCTTCTAGTGCTGCACGTACCGCACACACCGCATCGTCCACCCGGTCCTTCTTCTCCTTCTGCTCAATGTCTGAGTTAGCACCCACCTTGATGATAGCCACGCCACCACCTAGATTAGCGATGCGTTCTTTTAAGAACTCTTTCTCGACAGCTTGCGTCTCCACAGCCATCTGCTCTTGCAGCTCCTGAACTCTTTCTTCTCCCTCTCCTACTGCATCGAAGATAATTGTATTGAACCGTGAGCTCACCACCTTACCCGCTTGTCCGCAGTCGTCAATAGTGACCATCATTAAGTTGTCACCTGTCTGCTCAGAGAAGTACTTAGCCCCTGTCGCCACCGCTATGTCCTGCATGATCTGATGACGCTTGTAGCCAAATGACGGAGGAATGACAGTACTTACTTTTAGACCCAACTTAATCTTGTTCACATTTAGTGAGTTTAGTGAGTTCTCATCTAACTCTCCAATGATGAGCAATGAATGTCTGCCTTGGTGGATGAACTCTAGAATAGGCAAGATGTCGTTAAGGTTTGTAATGGGTTGGTCAGTCACCAAGATATATGGCTTGTCTAGCACCGCCTCTTGCTTCTTGTGGTCTGTCACAAAGTACTTACTCGCAAACCCTCTGTCTATCTTCATGCCACTGACCACCTCAGCATAAGTGTCCGATGTCTCAGATGCTCCAACGGTCACCACGCCTGATAGGCCAACTTGATTATACGCATCAGCAATAATCTTGCCAATCTCTGCATCGCCATTAGCAGATATAGTCGCCACGTCCACCAACTTGTCTGGCGTAATCTCGGTCGACATAGCCGTTAGCTCCTCAGCCACCTTAAGTGCTGCAGCCTGAATGTCACGTAGCACCTGCGTAGTATTATCTTCTGGTTTAATGATGTCCATTGCCGCATGGATGATGCCTTGTGCTAGCACCATACTCGTCGTCGTCCCATCACCCGCCGAGTTAGCAGTCTTCTCAGATGCTTCTCGCATGATCATGACCGCCAAGTTCTCAGCTGGGTCCATTAAGTTAATTGACTTAGCGACCGTCACACCATCCTTAGTGACCGTAATGCCACCAATGTGCTGCTCCGACTCAATAAGCACCGTGCGACCACGAGCTCCGAGTGTAGACCCAACTGCGTTAGCAATTGTATTAACACCCTTAATTAATTTCTGTCTGCCTTCACTTCCGAAGACGATGTCTTTTACTATCATGTTAAATTTAATTTGTTACAAATCTATATACAATTGTAATGCCAAACAATATTATTTGTCCTCATATTCTAGTCCGTAGCCAAAATGTCTTAGTATAAGACCCTTCATGCTACTTGGACTTGGACCAAAGAAACTAAATGTGTTAGACAGTCCGTTCTTAGAGTTCTCCCATTCACGACACTGGATAGTTAGCTTCTTGTCATATGGATTAGAATCTGAATTCAGAACTATATCCTGGGAGAATCCCATCAACTCTTTAGCACACTGCAATAAATCGCAATCCTGGAACATTAAATGCTCAGCGTCACAACCCTCTTGAGAGATGTTAACCCTGATCAATTTTTTAGGTTTTGAAAAGTATGGTTTCATATTATATTTATTAGTTGTACAAATATAATAAAAACAAACGGAATATACAATATGTAAACTTGCAAACTTTTTTGCCGTATTACGTAAATATATTTTTTTATTTTGAGCGTGTGAATTTTTTTTTACTTTTCTTATTTATTTTGTTCATTTTGTTCATAAAAGAATAAATACTTAATATAAATAACTAATAATCAATAAGTTAAGTGGTTGTAAGAAAATACAAGTTGTACATATTTTGTACACAAAGAAGTCACAAAAGTGTACGAATTGTATAAACAGACAAGATAATGAGCAAAAAAAAGACTCAGCATAGCCAAGTCTCTTTAAATAGTACGATGTTTAAAATAAAAATTATTTCTTTTTCATCTTTGGAAAGACACCTTTCTTCTCCATCTTCTCTACCTTCTTGCCTTCCTTTTTCTCGTGCTTCATCATAGCAGCCTTCGAAGCGTACTTCTCCTTGCCACCATATTCTTTAATCATCTTAGCCATTGTTTTTGGGGTTTATGTTTACGCAAAGTTAAAAAGAATATTAGATAAATAGGGGTTTGGGGTAACACCACCATCTCAACCGGCGGGGGCCGAGGGGGAAGTGACTTGGATTTGATAGGGGGGGTCTTATTTAGAACAATTCTAAATAGGATTTTTAGCTTTTTCCTAGCTAGTCTATAGACTTGATAGAGTAGTGGGATTAGTCTACCTATCCGATAGATTAAGTAGATTGGTCCGGCTCCGCTCGCAATAGTCTACCAAACCGATAGACTTAATATAGTAGCAAGCGATTAGTCTACCTAATCCATAGACTAAACCTAGTTCTGATCGAAGCATTTAGATACTTATCTAATTATCTAACCGCTCGCGACGGCCGGAAACGTTTAGACGTTTGACTAATTATACAATTAGGTGACTGCATTGGCCGGCTTACCATTATAACAATTTTTCACACAATACAAAATTTTGAGACGTTTATTTTTTCCCACGTCTACCACTCAAAAAAAGCGTAAAAATATATCGGTAAAATTTCAAGAACTTTTGCCATATTTAGCCCTATTCATTGTACTTTTCTAAGAACTTTCATTTTAGCCGTAAATAAGTTTGCAAAGTTATTTATTATTAGTAACTTTGAAATGTAGAACGAAACGACGTACTACTTACCTGAAAGGGTTTTGATATTTAGGCCGGTTTATTCGAGTAACATTGTACCGCGTTTTCGCAACGTATCGCAATAAAGACAAATGTAATAAAACGCTTTAGCCGTTTCCGGATATCATGTAAAACGTTCTTTAACTTATTGGTTTGGTTCGAGTGTATTCGACTAGTTACACCAATTCCGGAGGGAATTACAGACGCCAAAAATTAGGGCTACAATTCAGAATTTTAATAGGTTCGCTTACCTATGTAGCCCGCTAACCTTAAATAATTACGCAATGAAAAAACAAACTTACAACACAAAAAACAAATTAGACGCGTTCGAACGTGGAATAATTAAGGACGCAATTTTAAAACATTTAGTAGAATGGGAAACGCAATTAATAGAGAGCGAAAGTGACAAGAAACAAATTAGCTTATTCCATCCATCCTTTCCAATGCAAGTCTATAGAGAAATAGAACGCAAATTAAATTTAACTGAATTATAGTTCACAATCATAATA